GCAGTTGAATCAAAAGTTGATTGAGGAATAGCGGCTACGGCAGCAGCATATTGACCCTCACTTCCGTAAGTGACAGTTGTTCCAGAAATCGTAGCTACTTTACATTTGCCATAATAGGGAGATGCAGGGTCTTTATAAAACACTGCAAATTTATTAACATTGCTGTCAAAAGCAACACTAGTGTTGCCTCCATTACCGTTAATAACTGCGTTTTTTGTTCCGAAAGTAATGTCTGTGCCGCTTACAGTTCCCACACGGCCTGTTGTATAATTACTATTGCTACTATCTCCATATATTACTAAACATTTATTACTACTAGTATCAAACCCAATTGCAATATGAGTTGCTGCAGCAGCTGACTCAATTACTTCAAACGCACCGTATGTTATTGAATCATCTGATGGGTTTACTGTCGCAACAACAGCAGTCCAATAATTATTATTAGAACCGTCAGCAAAAGCTATTATTGCTTTTCCTGCATTGCTATCAAACGTAATAGCTGGGTTATAAACTAAGTTACCAATTGAAGCATTTACAAACGGCACAGGCGTTCCAAAACTAATTGTTGAGCCGTTTATTCTTCCTACAACAGCCGTACCATAATTAGAGTTACCTTGATCCATATAAGCTACTATTATTCGATTGTTTGTACTATCAAAAGTTGAAACAGCAGAAAGAGAGATTGCTGTTTCAAATACTGCTTCCACCCCCACTTCAGCAGAAGGAGATGTTACTTGAGAGGTGGCAACACCGCCTTGAGGATTGACTTTTCCCGTAGCTGAATTGGCTATGGCCTCAGATGTTATGCCTATGAAATTTGCGCTGTTACTCGAATCCATAAAGAAAGGACGCACTTCATTTGGATCATTTGTTCTATTGCCATCAGAATAACTTATAATCATTGCGTTAGCATCAGAGTCATAAGTGGATCTTGTAAATTGTGCTGAACCAGAAAATATATAAACAGTTCCTGTACCGCCTCCTCCTATTCCAGAATAAGATGGAGTGGTTCCTGACACAGTGCCTATGATTGCTGTTCCCGGACCGCCACTATAACTACCATCAGCAAAAGTAAGCAAAAACTCGTTTGTGGTTCCTGTTGGAGCAACCCAAATATGATATGACTCTTGATTTAACGTAAAATTAACAGGACTTCCGAAAGAAATCGTATTGCCACTTACTGTAGCTACTAAACATCTACCTATAGAATTGGCTCCAGTGTCTGATGGTGTGTACGCAACAACAACTTTTCCATTTGCATAATCAACACTTGCTACTCTTGCTGGTTCAGTTCCGTAGGTGCTATCCCATGTATATGTTGATCCTGAAAAAGATATAGTGGTATTGAGTGTTTGCCCTATTCTTGCTTTTCTTTTATAACTATCGCCTGCATCTCTAAAAACAACTATTACATTACACGAACTTGCTGAGTCTTGATTTCCCGGAGCAACATTAACACCTCTTACATTTGAAGCAATAAATGCATTGTCACCACCAAGTGTAATATTCCCCAAAGAAGTTGGATAAACAACTCTACACCTACCTTCATTGTTTGATGCACCGTAACCTATAACAAAACAATTTGCGTCCGGTGCCCAACAAGCATTACAAGAGCCATTTAAAGTGGAACTCCAGAAAGTATTGCTTCCTCCAAATTGAATTGCACCACTACTTGCAATATATGCAGCTTTGCAATAGCCATAATTTGAAGTTCCCCTATACGCAACAATTCCTGTTCCAGTGCTACCAGTTGTTCTTTCATCAAAAGCACAAGTAATAAAATAAGTTGTTGCGGTACTAAAAACTTGTGGAGTTCCCACTGTCATTGTAGTCCCTGATATTTTTGCACTACACGCCGTGCCATAATAAGTATTAGTTGTATCATCAGTATAAAAAATAGCCGTTTGGTCAGTATTAGTGTCGTAAAACGATGCATAATAAAAATTATTGCCTTGATCAAATTCTTTGGCTGTTCCCAAAGAAACACCGCCACCACTTGGACCAACTGCCTCAACTTTACCGTCACTTCTCATAATCACTGCTTGACCGTTTGGTAAAGTTCCAGAGGCAACGGCCTCAAATTCTTTGGCACCGCCACCTGAAGGTAATAATTCGGATAAATTTGTCACGAGTTAAACTCCAAATTAATGCTTGTTGAAGACAACGCTTTGCCTAGTCGTAAAGCAGGAGATGTGGATGTTGTGTTAATAGTTCCGTCAGTTTGCACATAATAAACACTGTTTGGTGTTAACGTAGGTAAACTAGCATTTGTAACTATCCCACCTTTGATTGTTACAGAACCTGTGGCAGTATCCGATATTGCTGCATCAGCAATTCCTATGAAACTTGATTGATTAGAAACAGAAGCACTTGGCGTATACGCATATACTCTTCCATCAGCACCTAAACCATTATCTTTGAAGCAAAAAGAACCCATGCCTAATGTTCCTGTGACATCATTAGCTTCTATATTTAACATTTCCATAGAGCCACTAGGAGTAAATATTTGTGTGGCACTATCAACTGTTGCAGAATTTCCTGAAATTGAAATACTTTGTCCGTACAAATAACTACCACTAATTCTGTATCCAATAATAAATTTTTGACCAAGTGTCGAATAACTGCACCCTACATTGCCCCCAGTTTCAACTGCGCTACTTATCAAAGCTGTTGGACTAATAAAATCTTGGAATTGATTGCTGGATGCATCGTATCTAAAAGCAACATAGTAAGGATAATTAGAAGCACCCATGTGTCTAAATACTCCTAAAACGCTGTCACTAACTGGGTCATAATCCAATGCAAAATCATTGTTAGTAGTAGGAGGCACTCCTTGACTGTAACCATAAGGACTACCCCATGTTATACTGTTTCCACTGACAGTTCCGGCTATGGTTGTACCAAATCCAGTTGAAGGAGAATAAGTATAATTTAAACATATCTTGTTGTTAGTGGAATCGAATGTCATTTTATTTTGATAATATGCATTAACTCCAGAAGGTTGCCACCCTGTTGTCACAGTGCCAAATGTTATTGATCCATCAGATGCAATATCACCGACAACATATTGCATAGAATTAGTATTTAGATCAGAAGCAACAATTACAATTTTTTGATTGTGTGAGTCATAACAAATTTCTGGAGCAAAGTTTGTCGCAGGACTATTGCTGATAGCTTGATAACTAGTATAAAAACTCGTATTAAAACTAGACGCAACTCCAGCAACTACCCTGCAAGCATTAATTCCGTCTCGATAACAAAATACTACAAAATTATTTGTACTATCAAATGTACCTGATAAATATTCAGTTTGTTTTTCTGCTGCACCAGCACCAGATCCTGCCATTAAAATAGAGTTTCCTAAAGTGTATGAAGCACTAGATCCTGTGCTCCCATTTGGACCCATTCCTTTGCCATAACCATTGCCTGATTGATTCATATTTTCATAAGCAACTACTAAAACTTGTCTTGTTGGATCAAAAACTGATGCTTGTCTTTCAACAGATTGACTTTCATATGTTTGTCCTGAATTTGTTCCAGCAGATTGAGATTGCAAAGAAATAGCTTTCACTTTTCCGTTAGTTTCCAACCCTACCGCTTGTGCGTTGTTTATAGATCCGTCAGCAATAAAGTCTACTTGCTTCCCACCAGAACCTGCAGGTAAAAGCTCAGATAAGGTACTCATGTCGCATCCCTTATGTTAAGAGTTGTGCCATTGACAGCCTGACCAACAAACGTACTTGTAGACGTTGTTCCTAACGTGCCATTTGATTGAATATAATATTTACTAGCAATGGTTAGTGAAGTCTGTTGAGAGTTTATACCACCCAACATATCTATATTTCCTGTGGCAGTGTCTGATATAGCTTGACCTGCTAATCCAATAAAACTTGAGATATTGTCAGAAGCTACGTTGTAAAGGACATATTTGCCATAATAAGGACTAGGTTCTTCTCTGTAAGAACCAACAAATTTGTTGATTGTTGGAACAAAAATAAGACTACAACATAGACCTTTAGTAGTTGTTAATTGAAACCCTTCAGCAAAAGTAAGGGCTGTTCCGTTAACAGTTCCCGCACTAACATACGGCTGATCACTTGCTCCATTGTTTCTAAATATGACAACGACTTGATTATTTGTAGAATCAAACGCACAGGACATAGCACTGGCATTGAATGAACTGCCCGTTGACCTTGCAGTAAATTCAACAGGTGTTCCAAAAGTAGCTGATCCGACATTAGAAGCATAAGTTGGAGTTCCTACCACTCCATACCCATCTCCATTATTAGCATTTGAATAAAACACAACAATTTTATTAGAATTTGTATCAGCCACACTTGTAAGATTAGCGTTTTGAACTCCAAAACTATTGTCCACTAATATATCTGAACCCGTATTCCAACTTGTTCCAGACACTTGACCAACATTACAATAAAGATTGTTACTTTGATCTTTTCTCGCAAAAAAGACGGTGACACTATTTGAATTTGCTTCATAAACAACAGAAGTCCAATAAGCCACTTGCCCTGTTGCACCTACATTTCCAAACGTACTAGTTGATCCAAAACTTATACTCGTTCCCGAAATTGTACCTGCAAGACCACGGCCAAAATCTCCATTAGTAGTCATATAACTAAAAATAGCTTTTTCGTTTGTACTGTCGTAAGTGCTTGAAACACCTATCACAGCCTCAGCGTTAGGAAAACTAGCTTCGGCTCCAAAAGTTAAAGAATTGTCTGACGGATCTACTGTTATAACGTAAGCTCTCCCATAATTTCCTGCTCCACCATCTCGAAAGCCAACCGCTGTTTTTTGAGCTGCAACATGATAAACAGCAGAAATAAACTCACTATCAGCACTATTGATGACAACAGGTGTTCCGAAATTTGTTAGCCCAGAGGCAGTAGGTGTAGAAACTACGCCTGTTAAATATTGAGTGCTAGTTGTACTAGCATAAAATTGAACTACTCTGTCTGCATTTACATCGTAAACTGATGCAATCGTGCTTTGATTTGAACCATCCCAAATTGAAGTGCTTGTAAAATTTGCTTCAGTTGTTGCTGCTTCAGCAGTTGCTGTTATTGCCTCTACTTTACCGTCTGATCTCAAACCGACAAGTTGACCATTAGCTATCGTTCCAGAAGCTACAAAGCTCCCTACGTTCTGACCACCGCCAGAGGGTAGTAACTCTGACAGATTGCTCATTAGACACTCCAACCAATCGTTGCATCCATATACGTCATGGTAATTTGTGCAAAGTTTTTGTCAAAAGTTAATGGCGTAGCCGAACTAGCAATATTCGCACCGTTTCCGTTTACTGTAAAATTAGTCGTTGCTGCAGCACCTGTTCCGTCTTTTATAACTACAAAGTCACCTGCACTTGGCCCACTTGGAAGTGTTATGGTAATTGAACCTGCACTCGCTACAAGAAACTGGGCTGACGTTGCTGTAGTGTTAACACCAACAATCGTAGGTGCTGGAAAACCTGTAGGGTCTGCTACTGATGTCCAATTACCCCCTACGTTTTTTAAAACGTTACCAACTGAACCCGGAGCTACAAAAGTTGGAGCACCCGTGCCATTTCCAATTACTACGTTACCTGAAGTAAGGTCTGCACTTTTTATAAGTTTTCCTGTCGTTTGATCAAACGCTGCGATAGCACCATCCGTTGCCGAAGCTGGACCTGCAACGTCACCAATGGTACCCGCTGTAGATGCTATTGTTTTAACTACCCCAGACGAATTTTTAAAAAACAGTTTTTCATCGACAGTGTTGATGGCTAATTCACCATCCTGTAGATCACTGGCTTGTGGTTGATTCGTAGTTGTTGAGCTTCGATATAATTGAATAGGTGTAAAACCAGACTGTGGCATTAGAAAGTACCCCCTGAAATTCCGGACGTTGCAGTGAGAGATGTGAAAGTTCCAGCTGCTGGTGTCGATCCACCTATTACAGCGTTGTTAATTGTTCCCCCTGATATTGTTGGAGCAATCGGAGAGGCTAACTTTGCAGTTGTAACAATACCATCTGCTAATTGATCAGTGGTTAAAGGAACGTTAGTTGGTGTATTACCAATATAAGGATTTGCCATTACGTTATCTCCAAGATTGATAGAACAGCATCTACGGATGTAGCAGTATCTGATTTGACTTTGATTGAGTCATTGGGTTCCATAACAATTTTTTGATTACCACCGATAGGAACAATTGCACCACCTGTTGGAACCGGAGCACTTTTGACAATA